TTTCTATTGAAACAATAAAAAGAATGTACTCATTTTTTAGCAGACAAGAAGAATCAGTAAAAAATGGAAAAGGTTTTAAAAAAGGTGATAAAGGATACCCAAGTGCAGGAAAAATAGCATGGCTACTTTGGGGTGGAGAGGGTGGCTTTGATTGGGCGAAAAGAAAAGTAGAAGAAATTAAAAGAGTTGAAGAAGAATCACTTGAAAAAGAAGATAAATGTAATCATATGTCTAATGAAGATGAGCAATCTTATATAGAATACTTTACACAAAACGCAATAAGATTAGATGAGGATTGGGAAGAATTAAGAGTTGATAAGGTAGAAACCAACGAAGAAGAAGAAGAAAAGTTTTATAAGTTTGCTACTGATGTACCAGGTGGTGATACTCCAGGTAATTTATTACAAGAAGCAACTAAAATAGGTTTATTTAAATTATACTATAGGTATTCTGCTAATCTTTCTTCTGATAGTAGAGATTTTTGTAAAATAATGGTAGCTATGAGAAAAGCTAGAAATGTTTATACAAGAAAGGCTATTATTAATTCAGGTAGTAGGGCAGTTAATCCTGGATTTGGTAAAAATGGTAGTAACACTTATTCAGTTTGGAATTGGAAAGGAGGTGTTTATTGTCATCATTTTTGGGAAAGAGTTTGGTATTTTAGAAAAAGAGTACCTAAAGGAAAGACAATAGAAATAGACGGAAAAACATATAAAGGTGGACAAGTGCTACCTGACACAACAATTAGAAATTATAAAAAAGTTACAAATGCTTTTGCAGAGAAAATGGGAGCTAATATGCCTTTTAATGACACTCTAGCTACAACTGCTCCTATTAACACTCCAACAAGAGGTAAATACAGTTAAAATATGGCGATACAACATACATTATTTATAAGCACGGATAGGTTAAAACGCGATTCAGCTATTGGGGGAAGCTGCGACGACAACCTTTTATTACCCTATATACTTATGGCTCAAGATAGGTACATACTACCAATACTAGGAACTGATTTAACAAACAAGTTAATTTCAGACATTCAGGGTAGTAGTTTAACAGGTAACTATTTAACACTATTACAAACATATATACAACCTGCACTTGTACAATTTTCGTTCTCTGTAGTTTTACCGTTCTTGCGTTTAAGAATGGTTAATAATAGCGTTGTAACAATGGATAGTGAGCAGGGTAATAGCGTAAGCCATGACGATTTAAAACCTCTTATAAATGCTAGTATGGATCAGGGAGAGTTTTATAGAGAGAGATTAATTGGCTATATTACTAACAATCAATCTAATTTTCCTGAATATTCTACTAATACTGGAGCTGATTTAACACCTACAACACAGAACTATTATGCAGGGTTAAATCTTGACACAGCTCCTTTAAGTAATAAAGCTAAATCTTTTTTACAGGGAGCAGATATAACTATATGTTGTTAAAATGATAACTAAACAAAAAGTCAAAGAAAGACAAAAAAATATAACTAAATTAAAAACTTATTTGAAACAAAATGGCAAATGTAAAACTAACAGACAAATCAGCTCTTGGACAACAAACAGCTAGTGGCGATCAATTTATGGTTGTTGATGTATCAGACAATACTGGATCAACAGCAGGAACAAGTAAAAAAATATCTGCAAAATATGTAATTCAAACTGATAAAATTAGTTTGGATAATTCAGAAGTAATTGCTTTAGATGACGGTGGATTAGCAGGAGAGTTTAAAGAATTAATAGGAGCTCCAGGGGCAGGGTATATGATTGTTCCTTTGCAAGTTACAATTATAGCTACAGGAGCAGGGGGTACAGAAAGTTCTAATAAAAATTTGTATATAGGTTATGATAATGACCAAACATTGGCATATTATCAATATTGGAGCAGATTTGCAGGATCTTTAGCCAGTGGTTCTGTAAAAAGTTATGTAGGAAATGGTACTACAACTGCTGGTAATGGATCTATGGCTGCAACATTAGCAAATAAACCTCTTTATGTTTGGTCTAATGGTACTTTTAATGGCGGTTGGGCTATGGATATTTATGTAACTTATCAAATTGTAAAAATGACATAATGGATACTACTAAATATATATACGCTTTACTAATAATAGTAGTATTTGGTTTAGCTACTTGTAATGCTCAATTTTTTAAATACGCTACTTTCTATACTTCTATGAGTATGAATACTAGCATGGTAGAGGATCAAGATTTTATAGCAATAAATAAAGGATATGAAGAAACAACACAAATCAACCCCCATGACATATCTTTCCAAATTGGTATTCGTAAGGTGGCTAGATACGATTTTGAACAGAAAAAACGGACTTGGTACACAGGTTCTGATGAGCAAAGCTATAGCGATAATACTCTTATTGGTAATACTATTGGCTGGGAGTATTTACTTAATTATTCTTTTATACGCAATAGGTCTGAAAAATTTACTAATCAGGATTTTTGGCTTAGATATTTAGGACATAATGGGGTAACAAAAATTCAAGTAAAAAATGATGAAGCTAGAGATTTACAATTTACATC